AAAGTAAACGGACTGAAATAGCCCGTTTAACTTCTTTAACTGTTTTTTATAGGCCTATTATTTGCATAGGTCTTAGAATTCCGTGTCCTCTGTGGTGAAAACATTATTCCATGCTCTTTAGCCATGCAATTTCTTCTTTCCATTTACTTTCATCCGGTGTTTCGAGTATCAACGGCATATTATCGAATCTCGAATCTTGCATCAATCTTTCAAAAAATGCTTTTCCGATCAATCCTTCACCAATACTATCGTGACGGTCTACATGGGTGCCCAGTGCTTTTTTTGAATCATTCAAGTGCATACCTCGAAGGTAATTGAATCCCACTTCCTTGTCAAACTCATCAAATACCTTATCGTATTCATTGACAATATCATAACCAGCCGTATAAGTATGGCAGGTGTCGAGGCAAACACCCACCCGGCTCTTGTCGTTTACCCGGTCGATGATATATTTCAACTGCCAAAATTCGCTACCTAGATTACTTCCTTGTCCGGCAGTGTTCTCAATAACGGCTGTTACGCCTTTTGTTTTTTCTAAAGCGATATTAATGCTTTCTGCGATGAGCGACAGGCAATCCTCTATTGAAATTTTGTTGAGAGAACTACCTGGATGGAAATTTAAAAGTTTCAATCCAAGCAGTTCGCAACGTTGCATTTCATCCAAAAAAGCGGCACGGCTTTTTTGAAGTCCCTCTTCTTCCGGGTGTCCCAGGTTGATAAGATAACTGTCATGTGGCAGGATATATTCCGGCTGAAGACCGTATTTCTCACAATTCTCTTTAAAGAGGCTGATACTTTCTTCTGTTAAAGGTTTGCTTACCCATTGGCGTTGATTCTTGGTGAATAACGCAAAAGCATTTGCTCCTATTTCGTGTGCATTAACGGGGGCGAACTCTACGCCCCCGGACGCGCTTACGTGTGCTCCTATTTTTTTATTTCCCATATTTATCTATCTTTGTAAATGTAATAACTGCAAATATAGTGAATTTATATGGAAAATAAATGTATTCTATTAGTTAGAGTAAGTACTGAACGGCAAGATTATGATGAACAAGAACGTGTTATATATAATCAAGCTATTGGCGATGGCTATACAGATGAAAATATAATCGCTATTAAAGAGAAAGAATCAGGAATCCAACTATCTGAAGAAGAGCGTCAAGGGCTTAATCGGATGAAACAAGCCATTGAAGCAGATAGTAGTATAAATTGTGTCTACGCCTGGGAGATAAGTCGTATAGCGAGAAAGAAGAAGATTTTATTTTCAATTCTTGAATATCTAACACAAAGAAAAATTCAATTAAAAATAAATGACCCTTCAATTACATTGCTTAATGCTGACGGCACGGTTAATGAAGCATCTGAAACTGTATTTACTCTTTTTGCTCAAATTGCAGAGAGTGAAATGAGGAACAAAAAAGCTAGATTTAAACGTGGAAAATCAGCAAATGCGAAACAAGGACGATATAATGGTGGCTTGATTAAATACGGTTATTGTGTTGATTCTGAAGGTAACTATATTATCAATGAGGATGAAGCGTCTTTAATAAGAACTATTTTTAATATGTATGTTTATGAAAGACTTTCTCATTCACAAATTTTGAACGAACTAAAAGAAACGGGAAAATTAGAACAGACTAAACAGAAGCAGTTTATTACAAAAATATTAAATTCAGTCGAATATACAGGGGAAGCAAATAAATATGGTTTTGAACGTAAATATCCAATTATCATAGATAAATATACATTTGAAAAATCACGAGAAATTGCAACTCAAAATAAGAGTGAAGCAGATAAAACTAAAAACTTGTATCTATGTAAAGCACTTATTTTCTGTAAATGTGGTAGTCGATATACAGCTAATAGCTTGTCATTACAATATATCTGTTACAACAGGTTTCATAAAAAATGTGATTTCTCAAATGATATAAATATCAATATTGCCGATTCTGTTGCTTGGTATTGTGCAAAAATACAGCAGATGAAATTAAATTCTGAAAATGTAAAACAGCTTGTTGGTAAGTATAAAGAAAATATTCAGCTCTTAAATGAAAAGATAGATGTGTTAAAACAGAAGATAAAAGGGCTTAACGGCAAACGAGAACGAAATGCAGATATGTACTTTAATGCTAGTATCAATCAGGAGAAGTTTAAATCGAATGAACGACTTATAAATGAAGAGTTTAATGAATATACATCAAAGATTAATCAATTAAACGCTGAAATAACTGATTATAATAGAATGATTGAAGCTAGTGAAGAATCAGTTAATTATAGAAATATTGTCAAAGATGTAAATCGAATGAATGATAATTTGAAGTATCAAATAATTCATAATTTCATAAAAAGAATAGAGGTTGAAACAATACGTAGTAGAGTACTAAAACAGTTACAAATTACGCTGAAAGACGATAGACTATTTACATATCTAGTTGATGTGAGAGCGAAGAAATTGTATAAGAAATGTGATGATTTTGAGTTAGATATGCAGAAAGCACTTAATCCCAATGTGGAAGTAATATATGACGATTTTGTACAAGAAGAAGGATTCAAATTCATTGAAAGAGTAAAACTGTCTGAAGAGAAACTAGAAAAAAAGAGAGAACTGGTAAGAAAGATAAGGAAAGAGAAATCGCTCTAACTTCACAGTCAGAGCGACATAAAATTAAATGTAGTTGTTTTTTATTTGACGCAAATGTTGAATAATGAGTTTGTTTTTATAAGGGAGTGCAAAGATAATATTTTATAAATTATAATTCAATGAGAATCCCATATACACATCGATTTTCCTGTTAAGTATTCCATATCCTAATCCAAGACTAGGACTGATATTCCATTTCTTTGTCTTGTATGTAATTTTATTGATATATTGAATTTGATTTTTATTAAAAATAGAAATGGAATCTAAATTAGCTCTATAACCACTAATGACGGCTCTATAAGTGGTATCTTCATAAACTTTAGTTTCAAGGGGGACATTTACAGGTACAAGAATAGAATCAATACTATATAAGGTATCTCTTATTATTCTATCTACGTATTTATAGATATGTTGGGGCTTAATAATGGTGATGGTATCTGTTCTTATAATGGTGATAGTATCTATTTGTGGTATCGATTCTTCTTTCCTATTATTAGAGCAACAACGAATACAGGTAACAACAATGATAATTATAATTAGTAGGTTAGCTTCAATTTTCATAACTCTTTTTCTTATTATGATTTTATAATAAGAAAGGCTATGAGTTGCTAAGTCAATTTGGTAAGTACTTTCTTTTCTGTCTTCAATTCGTTAGGGATTTCAATACCATATCTTTCGAGTTGTTGACAAATATATTCAATCTTCCACTCCTTATCAATTAATAGTGAAGGGCTATGGATATACTTGTAAGCCGCATTATTAGCTCTGTTTTGTAAGATGTAATCTTTATCAATTACATAATTGGCGACTTTAATAAGTAGTTCCTGATTATCTTTTAGAACGTCACGGAGCATATAATATAACACTCCAATTCGTTTTATATCATATCCCTTGTATTTGATAATTTCATTTTCTATATCTATATCTTCTTCAATGACATTAATTTTAGGCTTGCTTGAATTAATGAAATACTTGTAATACAGATTTTCATCATAATGTTCTGATGGAGATATATTTACTTTCAATCCTCTTCTAATCATTTCGTCATATATGATGTAGGAATCCTCAACGTTTACCCCTTCAAAAATACCTGTCTCTATTTCAATCACTAGATTAAAGAACAAGTCTTCAAGTGATTGAATCGGATAGCAACGGTTGATGTATTCAATGACCTCTATATTTTCAAAATTAGAAGAAAGTAGTTCCATTAATACAGAGCGTGATAACTCAAATGAGTTAATTATCTCGTTTACCTTGTAACCATATATGTTGCAAAATGGTATCGTAACTAAAGCACCATCGAAAGATTGTAACGTTCCAATAATCTTATTAAGTAGTTCAATCCATTCTTTAGTCTTGACGGTACGAAGTAATTTGGTTTCTTGCTTTAAGCATAGTATGACGGTTAAGTTATATATGTACTTATCACGAAGTTCACTGTTATGTGTTGAGTGTTGAATTATGCCGTATATTAAACTATATTCATCACCTTCTAGTAAATCCTTAATAAAGTCTGTATCAGTTATATATTTCATAATATCAGTATTTGATTGACAAAAATACACAATTGTTTTTGATTAATCCAATAAGTCTTGGATTATCCTATTGGATTATGTTTGGATAGTCCAAAAGGTAAAACTCTCAATTTTCCTGTTTCTAAGCTCTATCTTTGCAAGGTGAAAACGAATTGAGTATAAACATTTATAAATAAAAAAGTTATGAAGAAATACATTACAGAAAAATTAAACAACGCAAAGTATGAAGCAATTCAGAGTGCTAAAACAACTTTCAAATATCTGAAAGAAGTGAGAAACAACAAGCTCATTCAGGCTATAAAGCAGGGGAAGAGTAATGAACAATTGAAACAGATAGCCATTAATGCAGTGGTGGATGAGATAAAGTTAGCTATCGCATTGAAGGGCTACGAAGGCAAACTTGAAAACTTTGATGTGGATTTATTCATTTTTAGGAACTTCAAGAAAAGTCTCTTTAGTGTCACTTCAACGGATTTAAAAGCGATAAGAGCAGCCGTCAAATCATTTAATAATGTAAGTAGGGTAAGGCTTGATGAATTTAATTTCATTAATGTTGAGTATATTCAGGTACAAGTAGCAGAATCAGTTACCGAAGAACTGAAAGACGAACCAGTTCCTGTTAAGGTCGAATCCGTTCACAATGAAACTTTACTTGTACCAATTTCAAAGAGAGTAATAGATACAGATATAGAAGAAGTAGAATATGAAGAAGTTCCCAATACAGAACGTAAACCTTCCGATTTTATCGTGAACCAACAAAGATTCGTTCCTAATTGTGGTGGTAGGCTTTTTTTAGGGGGTACTATTTTTTCAGGGGGTATGTTTTTTAATAGGGGGATATGTTTTTTGAGGTAATAATTAATTTGATATGTAGATTTTAATTTTGTTATATGAGCGCTCATACTTAATTACTAGTAGTCTGATGAAGATAACTAGTGTACATTGAATCTCTTCCTATAAACAATAATCATAGGGTATAAGCATAATAGTTATCAATTGAATAACACTAAATAGAAATAAGTATAGATACCTCAATACCATCATCAAGTATCAACCACACAACACACTACATACCACAATCTAATCAAAATTAAATTTAATATCTAAATAAAAATAGATATATGGTTGAATTTATATTTGATATAGTATATAGGATAAATCCTGTTTTGGGAACGACTATAACATAGATATATCAATATCATAAACCTAGATGAAGCCTGAATATCATTCCTCATTGTCTTCAATACAATTAGCTGAATAATCATAACCTGATATTCCAAGCCATCATTATATCAACCACTATCCAATCATTATTATAAATCAATCCGACATTCAATCAGGTTGATAAAACTCTATGTACCAATATTGTAGATAACTTATTTCTATGTCTATTAATCAATTCCCAACCACCAATCACCCAAATTTAAATTCCCCTTAAATTAAAATAAAAATCAAACTAGCAACAAAATTAAATTCAAAATAAAATTTTCGCATAACGAAATAAAAATAGAATCAAGAAAAAATCAAAATAAAAATTGAAATCCCAAATCCAAGTTAAGGAGAAAATTAAAAAATAAAAATTTTCAAATCGATTAATTTCACTGATTAAATTGAGTTAAAAACTGTTAATGATAAAAATTCGATGAAAAGGCACATTTTTAAAACTAGTCAAAATAAAATCAATCAAAAATAGATTCAAGTATTAAAATTGAGAATAGAAATTAATAGAAAAGCGTTTTAACACGTTTAACATCTAACTTTGTCAGCGACAACAGGCGAAAAGGCACTGTTTGATGTATGTAAAAATATTTCTAATTTAATTTTATAAGCGTATGGAAAAGGATTTTTTGATTTTACAGGTAGACGAGCGTATAAGGCTAACAAAAGCACTTGTACGAGACTTACAAAAAGCTATCGAAGTAGTTAATACTTATAATAATAAAGTATATAATAAACGTTTGGTAGCTGCTATTCAAGAAAAGATAGAAAATGATATTTATACGGATTCCTCTTTTAAAAATAGGTTGATGTTAAGACAACGTAGGGGAAATGAGTTGATATATGGAAAGCGTAGTTACTATCTTGAAAGACGTGATGTATATTTATTTATCGCTCTATCAGAAAATAGAATTAATTCAGAAAAGACGGCACGTAATATTCAATCAGCCATAGAACAAGAATTAAAACGAGTTGAGGAACTGAAACAAGCTGTTTTGTTATACGACAAAGAGAAACAAGAACGTGAACACATTAAACAGCTAGCAAAACAGTATGAGAATAAATACCCTAATTTTATTAGAGGTCTGTTTGTTTATACGGAATATAAGTACGAAATATAAATCAATTAAATTTTACATTTATGAGGCCTATTCATTTTACTTTTACACCAACGTTTAAAATAAACGACTTCTTTTATTACTGCTATTATTTTAATGTTGCTTTTTCGTTCAATGGGTACGAATCATTAACAATAACAGTTGATGAAGAAAATGAGAAAGAAATATTAGAACGTATTAGAACTAACAATTTTGAATTTTAAAATATTAATCAATTAAAAATTTTATACAGATATGAAAACATTAGATTTATTTGCAGCGAACAACGAAGTACAAGTAATTAACAACGAAATTACAGTTGAAAACATTCTTCTTTCTGAAGCCGATGAAAATCAGCTATTAAATGCAATATCAGATAATAATGTATATTTTGAGCCTTTTACAGAAACGGAAAAAACAAAGGGTATTTCATTGCAACAACTTGCCGAAAGTGCCGATATAGTAGACATCAAAGGAACGTTATCTAATGAGATAAACGCCTACCAACTGATTAATGAAGTGATAAATATTTGTCAGGAATATAATTTGATGTATGAGATAAAAGATTTGTTTGTAGCTGATAACAAGAATAAGGCACTTGGCAACGGTATAAGCATAAATAAGCAACTTTGTGAAGCTTATCAGCTTGAAAACCAAACTACTAATATACCTTTTAAAGCCGTCACTTTCAATCGTGTATTTGCTAATATCAATCTAACCGATATGAGTAATAGTACACACGTGGCAAATATCGTAGTAGCAAGTAATCAAAAAGGGCTGCAAGTGGCGATTGGTGCACACTGCTACGCTTGTAGGAATCAAACAATTTTAGGAGCTAAAAATATGGCAAGCACATACGGAACAACCGACAAAATAAAGAATATAAGCGACTTTATAGAACGTGTTCGTCAAATGATTAGAGAATATAGTTTTGATAGAGATGTAAATATTTTGAACAAGATGAAACAAATAAGAATCGATTCAAATACTATCTATCAAATGATAGGTGAGTTAACCGCTATTCGGTGCGCTTTTGATTCTAAAATAAAGAGTATTAAATCATTGATTAATAGTGATGTGTACCCGCTAAATCAAAGTCAGATTTGCAAATTTACTGAATCTCTTTTGCTGACATTCAAGACAAAAGGCGTGTTATCTCTCTATGATGTTTATCAGTCGGCAACGGCTTTATATAAAGTTGCTTCGATGGACTTGCCAAACGTTTTGCCACAAAACAATGCTTTCTCATCATATTTGAATGATAGATATAATTTAGATATGTAAGTACTACCTATATATCCTTTGTTTAGGCTAGCTATTAATTTAGCTAGCCTTTTTTTTTGTCCCTACCTGATTGATAACTAAATACTTGGTACTGTTTTTCTCATCACCTACTACCAATATTCAACGACCGATTTTAAAGCCGTATAAGCCACTCTAATACATTATTAGTATATCCCTATGTCATTAGATTGATAATCAAATACAAACCAAATAAACAACCAAATAGAATGAATAAAAAGTAACTTAACAGATTGATAATCAGATATATAAAACAACTGATAGTTAATTTTTTTAAATGTTAATTAGTAGGTGGGGTAATGTTTTTTAACAAGTGCCAGGGGTAGCGAAACCCACCCTTACACCCTCCGCACACAAATGCTATTTTTTGAGCTTTTTGCCCTTCACGGACATACGGAATTGAAAAAGGAACGTGTGTACATTATCAATTTTCCAAATAAAGACATAAATGAAAAAGATAATAATGAAAACAATACATAAAAATAACGACTTAGTTTTCGAGCTTGAACTCTATGATACCAATAACCAACCAATTAATATTGATGATTTGAAAGGTGTTGATATTGAGATGTTTACGTTAACTACAAACGAAGAAAACTATATCAGATTAACCAAACAAGACATAACAGATAACACAATAAAGGTAGATAACTCACAACTTCAAAAATTAGAAGAAGGAATATTGTATATCACTGTGCATCTTGTATTTTATTATGGTGAGTCTCCTAATAACTCCTATGACTATACCAAACGAATAGAAACAAACTACTACATAAATGAATAGAATGAAAATAAAACTAAATGATAAAGACATTAAAATAAAGATTCAGTTATCCAATGTAAGTGTAAATAGTGAATTTGATATAATGGGGTACGATGGTAGTGAGCAGCCATTATTCAGTTATCTTGAATACTCAAAAGATATATTCAAAAATTGGGATGATAGTCAAACAGGCTTAATGAGTAAATTCAGAAACGATAAGAATCTAGTATTTTGTCCATTAGTTGATACTAGTAAGGCTAATAATGTGACTGCTATGTTCTCGAACTGTGTGAATCTGATTCAAGTTCCCCTGTTAGACACTGGTAACGTTGTACATTTTGATGAAATGTTCTATAACTGTACTAGTCTGTCTACCATTCCTCAATTCAATACAAGTAGCTTATATAGTGCTAACCTTATGTTAGCAGGATGCAGTAAACTTGTATCACTACCATTAATGGATTTTGGGAAAGCCGAACAATTAAGAAGTATGTTGTTAGCTTGTAGCGAGTTAGTGGAACTTGGTGGATTCTCAAATTTATCTGTAAACTTGGATTTATCCTCATCACGGAAGTTAACAGCAGACAGCATAATGAACGTGATTAACCAAGCCAAAGACTTATCAGGAACAGGCAATGCCACCCTTACACTGGGAACTACCAATATCGCCAAATTAACCGAACAGCAAATAGCTATTGCTAGTGCGAAAGGCTGGACTTTAGCATAATAATGAATAAAAATAAAGAATAGATGAAAGAATTAATTTTAAATGAAAATAACGGCAAATTTGAATCAATAATTAATTTAAAATCAGAAAAGATTATGATTCAAATTGAAGGAGCTACTTCATTAACCTTGTATGTGAGCGTTGATGGTGAAACTTGGGTAGAACACACAAGTGGAATTACTATTGCTGATACTGACATTATCAATATTGTAAATGCAAAATTTATGATGTACTTAAAAATCGAATCTACTAATAACGTACCTGTAAAAATATTAGATTAAGATGATAAATATAGATTTTCAAGATATAAGTATAATGGGAGTTGCTGATACTGGTGGTAGTGGTGGAACTGATTTAAGTAATTACTACACTAAATCAGAGACAGATACCAAGCTAAATACAAAAGCCGATAAAACAGCTATCCCTGATATTTCAACTTTGGCTACTAAGACTGAATTAGCTACTAAAGTAGATAAAGTAGAAGGAAAGATTTTGAGTTCCAATGACTATACCACTTCCGAAAAGACAAAATTAGCAAGTCTAACCAATTATGATGATACGGCAATCAAGAAACAAATAACCGACATTGAGACTTCCATAGGTGACATCAATACAGTGTTGGATAACATAAATGGGGAGATAATCTAATGAACACAACAACTGATAAATTAAATAAGTTACTCGAAACAAAAGAAGCCATCAAAACAGCCATCATTGGAAAGAATGTTGCTGTTGCTGATAGTGACCCTTTTTCTGTTTATGCTTCCAAAATAGAATCCATATCAACTGATGGTGGAACAGGTGGTAGTGGTTTGGATTGGAGCGAAATAGGTTATTCAGAGCAACCCCAATCTTTGACTGATGGTTTCAATTACGCCAAGCAGATTTACAATAACTGGAATATGAGCGATACTATCAATTACTTTGGGGATGGAAATTTGGTGTATTTTCCACTCGTAGATACAGTATTTGTAACAACTCTTGACAACTCATTTGGTTATTGTTCTGCTTTGCAGGAGCTACCACTACTTAATACGTCAAATGTAAATTCAATGACTGGTGCATTTATGAATTGTTCGAGTTTGAAGAGTATTCCATTATTAGACACAAGTAATGTAACTAATTTCAATCAGGCATTCGCCTATTGTAAACTGTTGCAGGAAATTCCTGAATTGAATACTAGCAATGCAACACAGACTTATGCAATGTTTAGTGATTGTACGTCTTTAGCAAGAATACCATTACTCGATACATCAAAGGTTGAGAATATGAGTTCAATGTTTGCTAACTGTTATGCCCTAGAAACAATTCCTGAATTGAATACTTCAAATGCAGTTTCAGTAGAATCAATGTTTAGTATGTGCCCTAAGATTGATAATCTTCCACTTTTGGATTTCACTAATGTGGCAAATGCGTCTAATTTCTTGGGGTATAATTGGGATACAAATATGGCAATAACAACCCTAGCAGGCTTTCATAATTTGAGAATTAATTTTGATGTATCGAATTGTATAAATCTGACAGCAGAAAGTTTGATGAACATAATTAATGAAGCACTTGATTTAACAGTAGGTGGTCTGATGTGTACATTGACTTTAGGAACTACCAACGTTGAAAAACTAACCGAAGAACAGATAGCAGTAGCTACCGCAAAAGGCTGGACTATCGCATAATAATAAAATAAAAAACAAATACAAAATGAAACAAACAGCATATACAGTACAAGTAATACAACCGTCTGACGGTCACATATTAACTCAATCAGCAGATATTGATTTAAAAGACAGAATATTTTCAGAAAAAATATTTCTAGGTATCAATGATTCCATTGATAATTGGAAAGAAATAACAATTAAAGAAGCTGATAATTTAAAACAGAAACAAAGAGATTTGATAGAAAAAGAATTAAAGAAATAAATTTGTAAAGATAAGGGGATGGAATTGATTTTTCATTCCCTTTTTTATTGGTTTTTCCTCACTTTTTGAATTTAATTGATATTTATATATAAAAGAAGAAAGTATGTGTAACACCAATAATATTTTATTCAGAGTTGACGATAATTTGTATGCTCAAATGAGCAAGATAAAGACTAATTACAAGTTCAGGTCTAATGCAGAACTAGCTAAGACCATCGTAAACGTCTTTTGTAATATATATTCTCAAAAAAAGAGAAAAGAAGAAACAATAGCAGATATATTCAAAGAATTAGAGGATGGCGAATCGATGTTTGAATATGAGAAGCCAAAACGAAGCCCTTCCAAAAGAACGCAAATCACTTTGAATGAATTTAATAACGAGGATTTAATACTACTTGATAATGATACTAAATAATAAGTTTGTAAATGAGAACTACATCTATCCTGAACAATACGTGCCTTTTTCTGCTAACCTAAAAAACAAAAAATACATAGATGATTGGTTATCACGGAACTACAAAGCCTTATTTGTCAAGTTCTCTAGGAATGATGATAAAATAACGAAAAAGGGCTATTCCAAACGTGATGTTCTGCACGAAACCATCATTAGAATTTATATTTCAAAGACTAAATACAAGAATCAGGAAGATTGTGATAACCAATTAAATAATTTCTTTCACATTAAAATCAAATGAGCAGAAATAAAGATTACATAAAGCTGATTAATTGCCATAGATGGAGAAAGCTACGCAATGAGCAGTTAAAAAGAAATCCTCTTTGTGCCATTTGTAGTGATATTGCTACTGAAGTACATCATTTGAAGCCAATTGAATCAGAAAAGGAATTTGAAAGGATGGAAACTTTAGCGTATGACCCAAGCAACCTTCAATCGCTCTGCCATAAGTGTCATTCCGATATACATATAGCAATAAAAAGAAACAAAAAACAAACCAATAATGAATTGAATAAAAAGAAATTGAATGATTTCTTTAATAAATATTTCAATTAAAAACATAAACTAAAAAGAAATAAAAATGAATTTACTAAACATATTAAAAATCGATAAGAATATTCGTAAGTTGATTACGTATTTAACTGAATTACTTACAGAAAAAGGATTATATGATTCTTCCCTTGATATACAGATATTCAACGTGGCTTGCTTATTATTTCAATACAATAAATTAGTTAATACTTTCGTGAATACTGAAACAATTGTTGCCAATGCCGTAAGGGGACAGCAAGAACGTTCATATAAGAAGAATCCAATTTTGAATGAGCTAGTCAATTGCTCTGAATCCCTTCGCAAAAACTTAAAAGAATTAGGATTGAGCTTAGATGCGAAAGTAACTGCGGTGGCAGATACAGACCCGCTATCAAACTTGATAAGTGCTATGAATAACATTGATAATGAATAACCTTAAATGACTAAAAATGAAGTAATTTTAAAAATAAAAGATTATGAGATACCAATCGAACAATTAGATAATATAGATAGCCGAATTACTCAATATGTCATTGACAACCTAACCAATTATGATGAACACAATAAATATGAAATATTAGCTGTTCTACGCTTCTTGGATTTTCTTCAAAGGGAAGATTTAGTACTAAAGAAGAATGAGGTAAAGAAATTTTTCACATTCTACGAAACACTAAAATTCCCTTCCAACAAAGGGATGCAAAGTTTCCAATTAACTCCTAATCAGTGTTTTATATTTGCTAATATTTTAGGTTTTTATTATAAAGAAAGTGGTTATAGAGTATGTCGTGATGCACTTTTGTTTTGTCCTCGTAAATGGTCTAAAACCACTTCTGTTGCTTCTTTGGCAATCTTTGATTGTTTGTTTGGTGACGCAGATTCGCAGGCGTATGTAGCTTCCAATAGTTTCGCTCAAAGTAAAATCTGTTTCGATATTATCAGGAATAGCCTAAAAGCACTTGACCCCAAGTTATCACATTTCAGACTAAATAGAGAAATAATCTATAATTTAATGGCGAACAGGACTTCATTCATTCGTTGTCTAAGTACTTCTGCTGATAGGCTAGATGGTCTTAATGCTTCTGTTATAATAAATGACGAGTTTGCGCAAGCTGATACTGCTGATTTAAAAAACGTGCTCACATCTTCAATGGGTGTGAGAAAAAATCCCCTCACAGTTACCATTACAACAGCTAGTTCAAAGTTGGAAAGTCCATTTGTTGCAATGCTTGAAAACTATAAAAAGATTTTGGAAGGTGAGATTGATAATGATAGAGTATTTAGTATAATCTTCCAACCTGATGAAGAAGATGATATTTCAGATATTAAAACGTGGCGCAAAGTTCAACCACATTTGGGTATAACTGTTAATGAAGAGTTTTATAAAACAGAGTATCAGAAGGCGTTAATGTCTGCCGACGATATGATGGAGTTTAAGACAAAATTATTGAATGTCTTCACCAAAAATGCCACCGAAATTTGGATTAACAAATCAGTAATAGAACGAAATACAGAACACTTCGATTTCAGTATGTTGAAGGCTCGTCCGCAATGTATGGTATCAGTCGATTTAAGTGTCAAAGATGATTTTAGTTGTGTTTGTTATGCTCTGTATGATTCAATCAACAAGAGATTTGTATTCAAAAATTTTTATTATGTTCCGAAAGTGACAGCAGAGAATCATCCCAATCGGGCAATGTACAAGGAATTGATAGACAAGGGGTATTTGATAGTATGTGGTGAGGAAGTTATTGATTACAAGCAGATTGCAAGCGATATTATTGAAAATAGTAAGTATCTGAATATCCTACAAATCGGCTATGATGCTTATCGTTCAAAAGAGTTCATTAATATTATAAAGACTTCGGGAATTAGGTGTAGTGTTCCATACAGTCAGACTTATTCCAATTTTACTTCACCAGTAGAATCATTTGAATTGGCAATTTATGAAGGGCGACTAAAATTCGATGATAATCCCTTGAATGCCTACTGTATATCTAACGTGATGATTGACGAGGATAAGATGCAAAACAAGAAACCTATTAAAAAATCTCGTAACGATAAAATCGATGGTGCGATTTGTATTTTGATGTGCTTGGGAATGTTCCAAAATTATAAGAGGTAATTCAATTTTAATGATAAAAACATAACTATTAAAAATAGAATATGGAATTATTATTAAAAAGAATATATTCAGGAAGTACTTATACGATAGGACACCTGTACATTGATGGTAATTACTACTGCGATGTACTCGAAGATACTGATAGAGGATTATCTTCTGATATGACAGAAGAAGAAATTAAAAAGATTAAGGTGTACGGCAAAACAGCAATCCCTAAAGGCACTTACAAAGTTGAAGTAACTTATTCACCAAAATTCAAACGCTATCTACCTATTTTGTTGAATGTTAAGGGCTTCACTGGTATCAGAATACATAGCGGAAATAGTGCCGAAGACACGCTTGGTTGTCTTTTGGTAGGCTTCAACAAAGAAAAAGGAAAGGTTTTAAATAGCCGTGTAACTTCTGATAAGCTGACAGCATTACTACGTAATTGTACGAAAGAAATCTATATCACAATTGAATAAAAATAAAAACACAAACAAAATAAAAATGAAATTCAATTTTAGAAATATATTTAAAAATAAGGAAAACAAACGAAGTGGAGAGGTTAATGTCAGATACGTGGGAGCCAAACAGAACAAGTACACGGCTGTTTATGATGAAGAAAAAGCCTTAACCAATAGCGTTATATATCGAGGTGTTAGTATATTAACGGATTCGGTTGCCAGTATTCCTCTTTCAATTTATAGGAAGGATAAGAAAGGCTTTTGGAAGGCAGACGAGAAGAACACATTATATAATGTATTGACAAGGACTCCAAACGAAAGACAAACCATCTACGAGTTGTTGGAAGGTCTTGTTTTTCAGCTAATTATGTACGGAAATTCCTACATATTGATAAAGAGAAATGCCGCCAGCGATGTAAAAGAATTAGTATTGTTATATCCTCACACTGTTTATCACGATGTTATTTCAAATACATATACTGTAACTGACACATATAATAAGGTATCAGGTCAATTTAATAGCAATCAAATTATTCATTTGAGACACAAATCTTTAGAAAATATTGTCGGAAAGTCAGTTGTAGATTATTGCGGCAAAACGCTAGGTTTAGCGAGTGCTTGCGATTCAGAATCATTATCTACGCTATCAAATGGTAATCGAATGAAGGGTATTATTTCAAGCGAATCCTCTGTTATCGGCTTTGGTGATGCACAAGATAATCAATTGATTGATATTCAAACCAATATTCAAAATGAGATTGATAGCGGAAAAGACATTATGACTTTACCTTCAGGCGTTAAATTTCAAACAATGTCATTATCTGCTAAGGATAGCTTGCTACTTGATAACAAGCAATATAGCCTATCTGATTTAGCCCGTTTTATGGGTGTGTCTCTTTCAAAACTAGGTATTAGTTTAGGCTCTAACTACCAAGCAGCACAGCAAGACCAACTGAATTTTTATATCGATACCTTAAATCCAATCCTGAAGAAAATAGAAGCAGCTTTTAATTCAAAATTAGTTGCTGATTCGGTATCATCAAGATATAAAATAGAGTTTGATAGGACAACGCTTCCTTATTTTAATGACATTATGAAAAATTACAAAACTCAAATTGAAATGGGTATCTTATCCGTAAATGATGTGCGTAAAATCTTCAATCAAGCAGAGGTTGATGGTGGTGATGAAATCTTGGTAAGCACCAACTTACAATCTATCCAAAATTATAAGGTAACAGTCGATTCTATTCAAGATAAACAGATAGAAAATGAATCAATTGAAAATCAAGATATTACATCTTGATTGATACCAAAAATAACAAAACAAACATACAGATAAACAAACTAATTATATGGAAATCAGAAGCGTAGAAACATCTTTTGATTCAAAAGATAATGTAATTGAAGGTTATGCTATTCGTTTTAACACTGTTTCCGAAATTCTCTATGATAAAGAAAAGAGAAGATTCTTCCGTGAGATAATTGATAGAGAAGCCATAACACAGGAATTAATTGATAATAGTGATATTAAGTTCTTATTCAATCACGACAAAGAACGATTATTGGCAAGACGAAACAGGGGAACAGGAAGTCTACACGTTGAAGTTCGTGAAGATGGTGTGTTTTTCAGTTTTGAGATTCCCAATACATCAATTGGTGGTGACTTGAAAGAAATGATAAAAAGAGGTGAAGTAACTACTTGTTCTTTCGCTTTTACGGATGGCGATAATATAGAGTGGGACTTCTCAAACAGAGAGATACCAACAAGAGTTGTAAAATCAATTAGAGGGTTGTTCGATTTAAGTGCTGTTTTCGATGCAGCATACAGTCAAACCGAAATCTCTTGTCGTTCAGTTGATGAAATGGTGGAAGCACAAACAAAACAAGACGAACTAGATGAATCTTGGAAAGAAGATTTGAATAAATACAAACAAAGACTTAACGAATGAATCAAGAATTAATTGATAGAATCGCATTATTGAAAGAGGAAATGAGAGAATTAATCGATAATGCCGAAATAGAAAAAAGAAGTCTGAATGATGAAGAAAAAAATCTCTTTGAAAATAAAGAGCAACAAATAAAAGACTTACAGACACAAATTGAGGACACTAATCAAAGAAGTGTCGAAATAATTGAAACACAAAATAAAATAGACAAAAATAATATGAAGAAAACTTTTAAAGAAAATATTGCTTTAGCTATGCAAGCTATCGCTAACAACAGAAGCATTGAAGATTTAGAAAATGTTGCAGGTAACGTTATTTCATTGAGAGCAGCTAATACTGGTGATACTACTTCAACAGAAGTTGATGCAGTTAGAGGTGAGTACGCTACTGAATTGCTTGAACCATTACAAGACGCATTAATCGTTAACCAATTGGGTATCAAAACTATTGTTACAGGAAAAGCGGTCGTAATGCCTTCTGTATCAAGCGTTGAAGCTTCAATTGAGGGTGAGACTACTGAACTTGTAGGACAAAAATTAGAGTTCTCAAAAACTAAAGTTGTTCCTTTCCGTGTCGGTTTGAGCTTACCTTTCAGCAATACAGCTATCAAAGAGGCTGACATTAATTTAGTGAGTTATGCCATTAACTTAGCAGGTAAGAGCGAAGCCCAATTGATTAATAAAGTGATGTTTGCTAATGCGGCAGTAAACGGTCAAAAAGGTGCATTTGTTGACGCTTATGCTGCTGAAACAGCTAACACTGCCATCAGCTACAAAAACATTGTAAAATTAGCGGCTAAAGTTAAGAAAGCTAACGTAATATTCGATAACACAGCAGCTTATGTTGTTAGTCCCGAAATCGAAGCTGAATTAAAAACAACTCCGTTAGATGCTGGTTCAGGTAGAATGGTATTGGAAGGTGGCGTTATGAACGGCTATCCAGTATTGGTGTCAAATGCAGTTGAAGGCTACATTGGTTTTGGTGTATTCTCCAATTTCTTAATTCAAAAAGTTGGTACTCCTGATATGGTGGTAGATAACTTATCAAGAAGCAAAGAAAACATTACAGAAATCAACTTTAACGATAATGTTGCATTACAAACAATTAGAAAAGAAGCATTTGCAGTAATGAAAATTGCATAACTATATAATTTCATAGATGATTGAGACATTAAATTAATTGATGTCTCTTTCATTTATTTATTCAATTTTGATTTTAAATAAAAATAAAAAACTAGCGATATGAGATACGTAACAGTAGAAGATATTAAAAAACATCTGTATATAGACTTTGAAGCTGATGACATCATACTCGCTGATTATATTGATGCAGCACAGGAAATTATAGAAAAGTACTTGAATGTGAAGTTATGTGATTTAGTGATTGATGAAAGGCTTCCTTATCCGATTCTTCAGGCTATCAAAATAATGACAGGTAACTTATATAATAACAGAGAATCAGTTGCTTTTAATGCAGTTCCGTATAAAGTACCTTTTTCATTTGAATTCTTACTTCAACCTTATAAGAACTATAAAAGAGAAAGTGAGGTAGCCCAATGAAAGCGGGATTATTACGAGAGTTCATTACCATCTATCGATATGAGAATATTCAATCAGAGACAGGACAGATAACCAAAGAGAAGAAAGAGATAGCCCTATTGAGAGCCTATCGATTAAAAAGCACAGGAACTAATAAAGAAATAGCAAAAGAATTATTTGATTCTCAATCTATTACTTTTCAAATAAGATACTTTCCTGATATTCAAGATAGCGATATTATTTCTTATAAAGACACTGAATACAAAATAACGTTTATTGATGAAAACATTTGGGACAGAACTTTAAAAATAACAGTTCAAAAAATTAATAAGTAATGGCTACCAATAAGGACTTAGATGTTCAAATAGAACTTATTAATCTGGAATCAGTAAAAGATGCGATTCAAGAACTTGGCGATTCAATTAGTCAACACAAAGTCGTTGATGCAGCTTTGAAAAAGGGTGCTAGATACTTAATGAATAAGGGTCGATTGAAACTAAGACAACGGATGAAGAACCGCAAGGGTGTGTCGGGTAACTTATTGAAGTCATTCTCATATAGGATTAAGAAACGCAAGTTCGGTGCATTAATCGGATTCAAAGAGAAAGGACGACACGCACATCTTGTATCACAGGGGACACGAAAAAGATATACCCGCAAAGGTCAATATCGAGGATTCGTAACTGGTAATCACTTTTGGGAAGATACTAGGGAAAAAGAAACTCCGAAATCTATGGTGTTAATTCTCAATCAGATAAAAGCATCAATAACAAACATAAAAAACAGACACAATGGATAACATTAGTTTTTATCCTTCAAAACTTCAGACAAAATTTAGTGTATGTACATTGATAAGGGAAAGGCTATTGGCAGACGAAAAGATAAAAGAATTGGTTGATAGTAGGATATATCCTATCATAGCTCCTGAAGGAACTGAAGGTTCTTATATAGTTTATGTTCGTGATGAATATTCAATCGATAGAACGAAGGTAGGAATCGCTTATCATAATTGTATTGTTTTTATCAGTTGTGTTTCTTCAAGTTATGATGAATCACAAGAAATAGCTGATGCAGTCTTTCAAGCCTTGGATGGCAAATACAAAATAAACACTGAACAACACAATATAAATTCAATCGAGTTAATCGATTCAACAGAAGATTACGATGGAGATGTTTATATACAAACTCTCTCATTTTCAATAAAATAAAAAACAAACAAAATAAAAATATGGCAAATTACACTAGTGATAACCTAATTTTAGGTGATGAACTTTTTTTATATGTAAAAGCGGGAACGGGTGATACTTACAGCCCAATCGCTTACTCTACATCTTGCTCTTTGAACTTGTCTCAGGACGCAATCGATACTTCAAACAAAATGGCTGGGGTATGGGCAAGTGCTCTTCCAGGTAAGTTGCAATGGACTGTTTCGACTGAATCATTAATGAGTTACGATGAGACAGGGTACGGTTTCTTCGTGGATATGATGACACAAAGAAAACCATTCCTTATCAAGTTCGGACAAACAACTGACATTTCTAGTGGTGATTTCACTATGGATGAAACGAAAACTTATTACACAGGTCAGGCTTACTGTACATCTTGTAACTTATCAGCCGATAACGGTAGCGTGTGTACAATGAGCATTGAATTAACAGGCGATGGCGCATTGACTAAGACCGATGCGAAAGCATAAAAACAATAATCAATTTTGAAGGTGGGTAATTCATTTTACTCACCTTTTTTTATTATGTAATACATATATATAATAATGTACGTGCGCACGTGCGTACCTTATATATATAGATGTATAATTGTGCGAACAGTGCGAACTTTCTTTTAAGGTACGCATAGTTCGCACTTTTTTGTTATTCATTTTAATGAATAAAAACATATCTAATAAAATTAGATAATGAAGAAATTAAATTTCAATTTAAATTTAAATATTAAATCAATTATAAATTATGAGAGACTAACAGGAAAACCGTTTTCAGAGTTCAATGGTAGCGAAGAAGATGTGTTACCATTACTTTATTGTATGTTAGTATCGAATAATGACTTCAAAAGGACATATCAAGAGACAGTAGAATTTCTATTTACTGATGAAAAATTTGTAGAGGAAATAAATCAGAGACTTCAGCAGATATTCTTATTTGAAAGCCAGTTCTTCAATAATCAGGATATAAATAAAGAAATACATACTGAAAATAACACACCAAATAAAGAAGAACAACCAAAGGTATTTATCTACCAACTTGTTCCGTTACTTGTGATGGACTGTAATTTGGATATTAACTATGTTCTCAATGAGATGCACTATTCCGAAATAGATAGTTACATCAAATACAGGGATAATAAAAACAAAAATCGGTTGGAAGAAAAACGGTTATTTACCTACCTAACCATTATGCCGCATATCAATGCCAAGAAACTATCTGTAAATGAATTGCTACCATTCTCTTGGGAGAAAGAAGAAAAAGAGAAAGAAGGTCTGAAAGTAATTGATACACATAAAGATAAGTTACATCAATTTATGAATAGCGGTCAAATAGAATGGACACAACCTGAATAAAAATAAAAAACACAAACATAAATGAGCAAAAAACTAGATTTCTCTATTGCTGTCAAGTTAGCGGCAGAGAACTTTAATAAAGGAATAAAAGGAATACAATCACAACTTACTAAATTTAAAAAGTTAGCTATCAATGCTTTTGGTGCTTTTTCTGCCTTATCTTTTGGTCGTGATATGATTCAAGCGGGTGCACAGTTCCAAGATGCAATGGCACGTGTTCAGGCTATATCAAAGGCTTCAACTGGTGATTTGAAAGCACTACGAGAAGAAGCTATGAGGTTGGGACGTGACACGAAATATACGGCTACGGAAGCTGCTACTGCATTGGAACAGCTTATCAGAAATGGTTTGAAACCATTAGCAGCAAAAGAAGCATTAGGCGGTGTTCTTCAATTAGCTCAAAGTCAGGCTATTAGTTTGGCGGAAGCAGCCGACATTGCCACCACATCAATGAACGCTTTTGGACTAAGTACTAAGGACTTAACACGAATTAATGATGTGCTAGCAGCAACAGCTTCAAATACTGCTACCAACGTACTTGAATTGTTCGAAGCGTTCAAGATAGCAGCCCCAATAGCGAAGTCAGCAGGTGTTTCACTTGAAGAAACTGCTACCGTACTGGGAGCTTTAGCAAATCAAGGTTTCAGGGGTAGTGAAGCAGGTACGGGCTTAAAACAGGTGATTCTTGCCATAGCAGACAAGACGCCCGATGCCATCAAGGTTGCAGAAAAATACGGAATCCAATTGGATGAAGTATCACTACGTTCTGAAGGTTTGATAAAGACCCTAGAACGTATGAAAAAAGCTGCGATGGGCTTCTCAATTCAAGACCTGTCTCAATTTGCTAATAAGTTGGGTGCGCCCAAAATGGCAGCCGTGCTAAATACCGATATGTCAGAACTTTACCAAGCCGTATCCAACAGTCAGGGAGAAGCCGCACGAATGTTTGACGAAGGTTTGGGTGAATTTGAGAAAGCTCAAAAGACGTTGAAATCTGTTTATGAGAATACTCAAATTAAGATATTTGATAGCTTTAAAAACTTGTTTACTGAACCTCTCAACATACTAGCAAAGTTCATAAGACGAATCCAAGACGTTCCAACTGTAATGGTGGCTTCTATCGGTCTAGCATTAAGTAAAATTGGTAGTATCTTCCAAAAGACACAGGTTAAATTGAAGTCCTTTGCCGAGCAGGAATATACCAAAGAATTAAACAAAAGAAGTGACGCTTATCAAAATGCTGCGATAGCTCAAAGTATCACTAATATCAATTCAAGTGTCAATAAAGATACAGCGAATTATTACAAGTCATTACATCAAGAACTAGGGCAGGTTGCTACTCAATTTGATTTATCCACTAAAAATGGAAAGGTCTACCAAAAATTGATGAACGACTTAACTTATATCACTAACGCTAGCACTACCAATACTCAAAAATACAAAAGAGCTATTGCAAATGTGGCTGATACTTTATCTACCTTCAATCGTCAAAGTCAGAATGTTAATGTGAATTTATTACGTACTGCATATCAGGATTTTGAGAGAGATAAAAGCAAAATTGTTGCCAGTGCTTCCAATTTCCAAAGTACAATGACAAGCGTATTTTCTAAAATTGGAAATGCTGCAAAAACTGTTGGTAGAAGTGTGTATTCCTTTTTCGGGGGATGGATTGGTATCGCTTTGACATTGGTAAGTGTAATTGGTACTTCTTTAGTGTCTGCTTGGCGGAAGAGTACCGAAGCCGTCAGAAATGCTAATAAGTTGATGAACGAAGCCACCACGAATAACAATAAATTAGAGACTTCATTTCTTCAATTAGTATCAATTCTACGTGAACACGAATCAAGTAGTTATGCGTGGCAAGCCGCTATGAGCAAGCTAAAGAGGGAATACCCCGAATTGTTAGAAAAATTGCACTTGGAAAAAATTAGTGTCAATCAATCAGCAGAAGAATACAATAAGTTGGCAGGTCGAATCAAAGACGTAATCAAATGGCAGAAGCAGTACAACATCTTCAAGGCTAAGAACGATGCGATTGAAGGATTAAATAAATCATTCTTTGAAAATAATTCTGTTTTCAATGAATTAATGAATAATATTCAAAAGAGATTTGAATCTAACGGATTAATAAAAGAAGTAGCAAAAATAAGAACTGACGACTTAAAAAACAATATAAATAATATTTTATTGTCTGATAAAAATGATTCCATCAAAAAACAAGAATTAATTAAATTAATTCAAGACGCTTTTAAAGGTGATAAAAATTCTGCTTCTTTAAATGCTACGGCAGAAAGGTTTGCCAACCTTACCATTGCTCACTATAACGCTAAAGCAGGATTGAAAATCAAGGAGTTAAATAGAAATTTCCCTGAAAATGAGCCTGTTCAGGATAAATTGACTAGCGATATTGATAAGTACTTATCAGATAAAGAAGGTGAGTTAAATTTGGCTATCGCTGCTATCAGGAAGGAAGGCACTGCAAAGGGGTGGAATGATGAAGGAATTAAGCAGAAAATCAACACCTTAGCAAAAGATTTGATTAATGAAATATATGCCGAATTGAAAGACCAATCTTATACAGATAAAAAAGGTGACAAGAGAAGCAGCTTGGAATATGCTCAAACGACATCACCATACCAATTTATTAAAAATCAATCGATTGCCAATATCGCCAAGCCCGATAAAAAAGCAGAACAAAGAGAGAACAGTATAGCGGATGCTGAAAAGAGATACGCTATCAATTTGGACTATTATTCAAGGGAATTGGAATTGAATTTAATCGATGATAAAAAATTTCACGAGAAGAAATTATCTGCTCTTCAATCACTTATTTCCTCTTATGAGTTCAATGGAGATGCTTCCAAATTGGAGACTCAAAAGTATAAAGACCTGATTAAAACGAGAGAAGAATTAATCAAGACTTTAAAGAAAGAAAATGATGATGAAGAACGTAACAAAGAACTGAATCGCTATAATAGAGAAGCCAGTTCTCGTGCTGCTTGGCTGAAGAAGAACTACAATAATGTAATGTCAGGTAGTGGTCGTGAAAAGATTAATAAATGGGATTTTCTTTCATTCGATAAAAAAGAAGATAGAGAGAATGAGGTTCTTACTAATTACTTAAAATCCCAACTTGATAAACTTAAACAACTACGTTCAAATATCAGTGCCGAAGATATTGCTAAGGCGAAGGAGTTGCAGACGGAAGGTTCTAATGAATTATTAAGACAGGTGGAACAACTTGATAATGCCATAGAAAGATTAGGTGAACACGTCACAAATCTTGAAGACAAGTTCCAATTAAAGCAAGCTCAACAACGCATTAAGGATTTGAAAAAACAAATGGATAGAGGTATCTACGAGGGATTAAGAGTGACACTTGCCGAAACTCCCAAAACCATCAAATCATTAATTGATTCCTTTGAAGGTTGGGATGAGATGTCAGGCTTTGAGAAATTCCAAACCTTCGTGGATTCGTTGTTTGGTAGTGTTGATGCAATCCTAGAGATGTACTCTGCTTGGAAGCAACTTACAGACATTATTAATAACTATAAGACTGCTACACAGACACTTGCAGCAATTGAGAATGGTACAACAGCTCAAAGAATCGCTAACACACAGGCAGAAGCAAATGCGGTTGTTATGGCAGAAACTACAAAAACAACTGCTAAGGCTCAAAGTACGTCACAATCGATAGCTTTAGATACTGCTGCTGCTACCACTAACAAGGCGACAGCCACAACGAATATTGCTGCCAATACATCAGAAGCCGCTAGTTCGGCTGCTAAAGGTGCAGCGAAGTTGCCATTCCCGATGAACTTGATAGCGATAGCAGGTGCTATAACTGGTGTATTAGCCTTGTTTGCGATGATTCCAAAATTTGCTAATGGTGGTGTGATTGGTGGTTCCAAATTTAGTGGTGATGGCAACCTCGCTAGAGTTAACAGTGGTGAAGCTATTCTTAACGGTTCACAACAGGCACGCTTGTTTAAAGTATTGAATAGCAATTCACCTGTAAACTCATTAAACGGTCAAGTTGAGTTTAAAATCTCTGACAAGGCTTTAGTAGGAATCCTAAAACAACATAATAATAGAATTAATCGATTAATTTAATGTACAAATTAATATATAATTCGATGTTCAAGGACATCGATAATAATTCAATCGAAATAGAAATATACAAGAATTTTGAGGATGCGGCAACAACAGTCGCACCCTCTGAATTACAATGTAGTGCCAATGCGGTTTCAATCAATTATGAGAGTGATGATGATGTCTTTAAACCAATTAAATGTAGTGATTGTCAGATTAATATTGTGACAAATAAAATACTGACTGATTTATATACAGCATTGAAGAATGAAATCTATTGCTTATTGAAGAAGAATGGTAAGACAATTTGGTGTGGGTTCTCTGTACCTTGTTTATATCAAAGCGATTATGATAATGAGTATAATCAGTTGTCTCTTCAATTTAATGATATTCTATCGAGTTTGGAGAATTATAAATACAGCTATGTAAATGATAGTCAATCAATAGTTAGTTTCTATTCTATTTTAAAATACATAATAAATAAAATTGATTCAAATAATTTAATTAAAAATATTTATGTACATAATTCAAAAAGAATTAATGGTACTGTTGAATTATTGAATAACCTGTTTATTCTTGATAGAAATTTTTTTGATGAAAGTGAAGAAGCCGAGAACTGTAAAGACATTATAGAGTATATATCCCGATTTTTGGGAACGACCTGTTATTATTTTGAGGATTCAATTTATTTTGTTGATTTTAATTCGATTAAGTCGATTAAAGAATACACCAAATATAATTTGATTGATGATACCAATTCCCTAGTAACTATTGATAATAATGTAATTGATGTAAATAGTAATGTGTATTATGCTAACGCAAGTATTTCCATCAATGAACAATATAATAAGGTAGTGGTAATAGCAAACACGAACAGTAACAACACAATTATTCCTGATTGGGACGACGACCTGATGAATCAGAACAGTGACCCCAATAAATTCTATGAAACACATAGAAGCATTGATAATAAAGACTATACAATGCTTAATGCTTTTTTCAAATCAAAGAATAATTGGAACTGGCAAAAACCTAATGTTCTTGGTGTCGTATTAGAAGAAATTACAGTCGATAATGCAGATAGTAATGGTAGTTATTGGCAAAAAGTTGCTTCTTATGAATCTGAAAATGAGCCTTCAAGCCTTAGTTGGAAAACATATTTTACAATGGCTGACTATGGCTTGATGGGATTGAAAACAACGACTGGCGTTCAACTTTCATTGAAGAACAAACCGCCATTGGCTGTTAAGGGTGGCACATTCATCATTGACATAAAATACAAATTAAGTGGTGATTGGAACGCTGCTTCTCATATAAAAACTAGTGATGAGACTTATTATAATGGTAAGTATTCAACTGGATTTTATGATACTATGTTTCAATGTCGTTTGGCAGTTGGTAACAAAATGTACTATGATGGCGAAAGATGGGTAAACTATCAAGAATACATTGATAAGACAAATAGAGGTTACTACCAAGTGTGTAATGGCCCTAATACGTGGCAAGGAGCACGCTGGTACAGGTATTTGGATGAATACGGATATTGGAGATTTTGTAATGAATCAGAATACAACGCAAGTACACGTGAAAAATACACTGGTGGTTTTTCAGATGTCAATGCAGTTTATATGTTTATGAGAAATGGGGAACGGATTTTCGTTGAAAAGTGGTACTTTGATGAGTGTAAGTTACAGGACTGCTTTTATTTAGTTCATAAGAATAAGGTCGATGATAAGGTTTTCGATACAGAATATAGTTTAACAAATACCGTTTCTTGGAGAATGAACCTTGCTGACAGCGAGGATGGGGTGGCGATTCGTTTACCTGAAAATCAAATAACTTTAGGAGACTTGACATTTGAATTATATCCTGCTAATCAGCTTGGAACAGTACCGATGCGGCGCACCGACCAAGAAGCAATCCGATGTAACGCTTTTCATCTATCAGGTATTAAACTAAAGTACACTACTTCAAGTTATGTTAAAGATGTATTCAATGATGAAGTATATGATGATGATATAAAATTTGAGAATGTAATCAATGAGGAAATAATCAAGGAACTGGATGATATTGAATTTCGTGTGAATACCTTCAATGAACACAGCGGTTCTTATTCCTATGTACTTTTTAAAGATAAAGATACGTATAAATTCGTAGATAATATCTTCGATATATCAAACAAAGAAACAAAAAAAGCAGAAGAGCATTGTATCCAAAAATACACGAATTATTATTCAAAACCGAGATTTATTTATTCAAATTCAATAAAGAATAAAAATGTAAATCTCAATTCAATATTAAATGAAAAGAGCACTCAAAAAGATTACATAATAAATTCGGTAACGTATGATTTAATTAATAATAAAGTTGATGTTCAGCTAAATGAAATTAATTAGAAAATGGAAATAAAAACAAATTATATACCTCATAACTTTAGAAATAAATACCTGAAGAATACAGGTGGTTTTGCTTCATCATCTTCATCTATTTTAACAGGTGGGAACGGTCTGCCTTATGTTCTTGATGAAAACGGAAATTATGTGGTTGAGAAACAGGTACTTTTTAAAAAATCGATAATAAGTAAAGAAGAAGTGGTAGCTTATGGAGAAGATAATATTGATTATACAGGTGTGTATGCGCCACTTAATCACCCGCATACGATTGATGATGTAACAGGATTAAAAGAAATCCTAGATAATGTGGGTAGTGGTGGAACTTGTTCAATCGAGGTGATAGATAATCTTGATTCTGTTTCTTCAACTGCTGCGTTGAGTGCAAGACAGGGAAAAATATTGTCACAACTGATTGCTGATAAGACGGTTACTTGGGACACATTACAGGGTAAACCTACTACATTTACGCCTTCAGCGCATAGTCACGCAATAGCTAATATCACAGGATTACAGGGACAACTAGATAGTAAAGCCGCTAGTAGCCATACACATTCGATAGCTAATATATCGAATCTACAAAGTCAATTGGATAGTAAAGCTAGTGCAAGCCATACGCACGCAATTTCTGCGATAACAAATTTGACTACTGAATTAAATAAGAAATCTGATACGGCTCATACTCACGATGGTAGGTACTATACTGAAACAGAGGTGAATAACTTACTTGCTGCTAAGGCTAGTAGTAGTCATACACACACAATAGCTAATATATCGAATTTACAGGCGCAACTAGATTCAAAGGCTGCTAGTTCTCATTCACACGTCATTTCGGGTATCACGGGATTGCAGGCACAGCTAGATTCAAAAGCTTCCAGTTCTCATAGCCATCCAATTTCAGCAGTAACTAATTTACAAACTGAATTAAATAAGAAATCTGATACGGCACATACTCACGATGGTCGATATTATACTGAAACAGAGGTGAATAACTTACTTGCTGCTAAGGCTAGTAGTAGTCATACTCATACAATAGCGAATATCACGGGATTACAGGGACAGTTGGATAGTAAAGCAAGTTCAGCTCATACACATACAATAGCGAATATAACTAATTTGCAGATTGAATTAAATAACAAATCAAATGTAAATCATACTCACGTTATATCAGCCGTAACAGGCTTGCAGACACAACTGGATTCAAAAGTAAATTCTTCTGATATATCTACTTTGAATGTAAAAAATTCAGATACGGTTGATAATTTACACGCTAGTTCGTTTATGCGTAGCGATACAAATACTTCTTGTTCAGGTAACGTGTCAATTGGTGGTGATTTGGTTGTAACAGGTGAGGTGACAGCTTATTCAGACAAACGATTAAAAACAGATATTCATTCATTGGATAATCGAGGGCTACTTAATCCTGTTACTTATTTTAAAGATAATAAAAAGCAAATCGGATTTATAGCACAAGAGGTACAAGAGGTTTATCCTGAACTTGTGAATGAAGATATTAATGGCTATCTATCATTGAATTATCAACAACTGACAGCAGTTTTATCATCACAAATAAATGATTTATATTCAATTATAAATGAATTAAAATTAAAAATAACTGAATTAAAAAATGAAATAAAATGAGTTTACCATACAAAGGATTGACCTTTGAAATAGTAGCAAAAGAACTAGGTGAGAAATCATTGAAACTAAGTGATTTATGTACGAGTAAGAATATAAACCTGTTCGCTTGGAGAAAGCCTTTCGCTTATGCTGCAAACAAGGTCGAAATGGATGATTATCAGGCGTGGCGAGGTAGGGCGTATGGCTTTCAATTGGCTCCTCAAATAGAGAGACCCACTTCAGGTCAAGAACTAGCAGAAATGTCTTATCGGCCGCCTTCAGGGGGTACTGAACAGCCTTTCCGTTTGGGTGATTTTCGTGGCTACGACCACCACGCCAAAAGCCCAATCACATTAAACATTACTACCGAATATGATGATGTAAGCCCGACCGTTTGTCGATTGGCTTTCAATCAATTAGACGGACAGTTAACATTATCGGAAATATTTAATACACAGGGACTTTATCTTACATTTATATATGTAAATGCGAACCGAATAAGGGTTATATCAGCAGATAAACCTATTAAAGATTTAGATAGGACAGAACAGACACTTGAAATACCATCTTCAAGCGGGGACACGGGAATTCAGACTGATTTATACGTTTGTATGACATTAAAACAGTTTACCGATTATAGAGATTTAACCGAATGGAGTAGTTTAGGTGGATGTTTTCCTTTGAATTTTCCGAATTATCATAATTATCATTCGTCATTCGTTGTGCAAGCTCCTAAGTACGAAGCTATCAAGTTTACAGGTGCGACAATGAGGTATGTACATCATAATCAAAACGGAGCAATTTGGCTGAATAATCCTGTTGTGACATACGCTAAAGAAAATGTAAATCAAGCTTCTGTAACGTTCAATGCTGCTGACTATTACCTTGAATATGAGTTATCAGGACATCAATTCATTGGCCTTGATAATAAGCGACAAAATCAACTGATTGTCAATGACCTAGAAGGCACATACACCACAAAAAGCTACGAAGAAACAATTGAATTTGATAAGAAGATTTATATCAAATTTGATGAATACGCTTATGATAAAAACACCAACTTACTGAAAGATAAAGTTACTTGTAGAATTTATAGAAAGAAAGATTATAAGCTGATGGCGTATTTTGAAATAGATTTTAATAACCTTGAAAAATCACGTTTGTCATAATGAAACTAACGATAAAAGAAATTGTAACATTATCAACTGCTGTATTTGCCATTGTAGCAGGATTCGGATTGACGATAGCAGGATTCGTTGTACCGCCTTTGGGAGCTATTTCGGATAGTGTTTTGTGGGTGCTTGGACAGAGTTTGGTGTATACAGGTAGCATTTTCGGAATCTCAACACATTATAGTAGCGAGGTAAAGAAGTTCAAAGATGAAATAAAAAACGAAATAAATAACAAATAAAAATAAAGAAGCGTGCTATTTTTTATAGTGCGCTTTTTTGTTGATATTATATTTTTAATTAGTTTTGTCTTTATGATTTAATTAATATTGATATGGAAGTAAATATTGCGTGTAAAGTCTATACTTATCTGATGGATAGGAGATTTGATTTGGCTATTAAAGAAGTGGAAGCTGTTTCAAGGCAAGAATATGAGAAAATGATTAAGCCTGTTCTCAAAGACTTGTTAAAGGGAAGTAAAGATAGAATAAGCTATCAGTTATTTAATGTTCTCAATATAGTGGTATTTAATATCGATTACGATTACGAATATAAGGTAGATTATGAACTGTTTTCAATGGCGAATAGGATAGCTGATATGGCTATGTTAGATGATGATAGTCATACTCTTCAGGAAATTGATAACGCACTTGGAAATTGTGATATTGTGAAACTTGAACTAGAAAAATTAAGAGCAAAAATAAAATAATTATGGCGACAGCAGGTAGAAAAGCATTATCCGAAGAAGAAAAATTGAACGAGATTACTAAGCACGAAGAGAGCTATTTAGCTTCAATTAGCGAAACAAAAAAGTCCAAATGGGCTTCATTATCAGTTGAAGACAAATACAAAAGAATCGTATTCTATAAGCGAAAACTGAAAGAAAAACGTACCCTTGTTCCTCTTTTTGAGGATATTAAAGCAGGATTAAAAAACTATGTAGAAACAGTTGCTCTTCAATCGTATAAATCTGAATTACAAGAAATTATTAAATTGATTGATAAGAAGATTGAATCGAACAAAGAAGCTGATAAAAAACTAGCTGAAATTGAGAAAAAGAAAAAAGAGCTAGAAGAACAAGAAAAAGCATTAAAATTAAAAATGAAATAAATGTTGGAATGAATAATGAAAGAAACACTTAGATATTCTGAATATCCTCAAAATAGTGATACTTACATTTCTCATACTTATTTCTCGTGTAATCGTATAGAGGAAATTCGGGTATTAGAAGTAGATGGGACTGAAAAGACTTTAGCAGGTATAATACGTGAAATTAGGGGGGAGTTTTTATCTTTTAGAATAGAAAATCGATTTGGGGAATATGTGTATGTTCATCAAGAGTCAGTGAAATGTATAATAAATGTTTTACAAAGACAATTGTTGTTTCATATTTTACATTTAGGAGAATATTATAATGGAATAGTAATAGATTGCAGAACTGGAATGTTTATTTTTTCTCAACGTGATTTTTTTTGTGCTAAGGAGCGTGTTAAGTATTATTTTACTGATATGTATTTACCTATATCAAACACCTTCTCCTTTAGGAAATCTTTTACAATTTACGATAATGAAAAAATGTACTATGTAGGTACTAATCAAGAGTTTTGTATCGAATTGCAATATCATTATGATTTAAGTCGGTATAGTACGATTCCTCTTAGTCGAAGTTGTGCTTTAAGACCTTCTGATAAAGCTATAAGATATTCTAATAGTAAATATCCAACAATCGAAGTCCTTTCTCCTATGTTGGATTTATCAGATAAATGGTGTAGTATTTTACCTGTTAGTTCGGAAACGCAGAATGTTAGAAAAATATTTGAAAATATTATATATGCTATACAATGTGGTAAATATACCTATGTATGTGAATTGGATATGAATGGAAATATAGTTAGGGGATTTTGAAACACTGTTCTTTGACGTGAATAATGAACAAGTTGTGTTCTTAAAATCCTTTTTATTCAGTTACCCCTTTTTACGAAAAAATCAGGTCAAATGGAAAAATAAAGAAATGCCATATAAATAATTTAGGGTATCAATGATTGATACCCTTTTTTGCTATCCCACTCAATTTACCCCTTGCATAATTTATGCAATTTACCTATTCCAATTACAGAGTGTTATATTGTGTGCAAAGGTAATTGGTTGTTGATTCACCACAAATTCCTGTAATCATTTTTATTAGATTTTTTTGGATTTTAAATAAAAAAAATGTACGTTTGGTTACACTTCTTGGAAGTTGCTGATATTTATATGTGTAGAAAGGCAGATTGCAAGCTGTTTGTAGCTAGCATTTTTAATCAGTTTAAGCTAGCTACATTTACTTTCTATTTGATGATAAACTGATTATTAATAATTAAACTAAACTGATTAACTTATGGAAAAAAGTACATTGAAGTCTTATAATGACTTGTTTAAAACAACTGATGGTAATACAGCTAAATTCTATGTATTATACAATACTAATCTTACTTATTTATTATCTTCCAATGAAATAGTGACATTCTATCAAATTGTACACGTCTGCAATATTGGAAGAAATTATGCTTCATTGAATTATCTTGCTAGACTATTGAATCAGTCAAACAAAACTGTTCAGAAATCTATTAATAAACTTTTGTTGTTAAACTTGATAACAAGGGAGAAAAATTATTCAGGTGCTTATTACTATACATTGAATCTTGAAGTAATCAAAGAAATATATGATAAATTAAATTCCTGTTTTAAATTGGAAGATAGGGAACGCTTTTGTGTTGAATATATTGCATCCTGTACTGAATCTTCAGATAATGTGTCTATGGAAAAATTTACTACACCTATGGAAAAAAATTCCACACCTATGGAAAATTTTACCACAGGTATGGAAAAAATTACTACACCCCCTATGGAAAAATTTACTACACATATAAGTAATATAGATATTAAAGAAGATGATTTAAATAAAAAAGATGAATTTAATAAAGAAAATAAATTTCATAATAAAGATGTCGAAGTTGGAGAGGTAGCTAACGCTGATGTTACAAATGAGATGGCTAACGCTAATTCTTCTTTTAATAATTTTGATAGTTCAACTAACGTTGATAAAGAATCTGTTTCAACAGGTGATGTTATTGAAGATATGTTCCCTGAAAAAACAAAAGACAAAAAGGAACAGGCTAACGCTAACAATTCAAGCAGAGTGGCTGACGCTAATTCTTTTTTCAATATTGATTTAAATAAATATTCAAAAAATAATTCAAATAAGACTGTTGTTTCAATTGAAAATAAAAAAGAATGTAATTCTTCAATTAAAGAGAAATCTTTCAACAGAGAGCCTGAAAATAACGTTAGCGTTGATGTAATAGATAAAGAGAAGTCTTCTTCCAATGATGTAGTTACCATTGACGAAACAGCCCTAGCGAAAGACTACTATCAAAGAGTGGTGTATGCTGAAAGTCTTGAAGAACTGGAATCTCTTTCAACTAAAATAAAACAACTTCCAATGAAAGAAAGTTATATTGGTGAGCTGTTACAACTGATTGAAACAACAAGTGAACAATTCAATGAAGACAGTGATGATGCAAGCGAGTTTGATTTGAATGAATCTTTGAATAATAATCCAATTTTCGCTAGAGTGTATAACACTGTGCTTGCATCGCTTTCAAGGAATAGTTTAGCTACGTTGTTATCATTCAAAGAGCAATTGAAAAATGGTATTGACGAGCTTTCAACTGAAGAAGCTGTTGAATTACAAAACCTTGTTGAAGACTGTATAATGAAACTTCAAGCAGGATATTCAAATGTGGCTTAATCCAATGGCTAACGCTGTTTTTGCCAGCCATTTTGAGCCTTTTAATAAGGGCTGACGCTGTTTGGCTCAGCTCATTTCAAATACTAACTAAACGATGATTAACTATGACAAACTTGAAAAGATAAGTGAGCCTTGTGAAAACTGGAAATATTTAATAGCTGAAGACAGAAAGAAGAATGAGAACTTCGTTGTTTCCAATTTCGGTAGGGTTTATTCAACGAAATATAACAGATTGGTGAAGTTATATCATAATAAGCATACAGGCTACGATTACTTCTTCATCAATGAATATAAGGACAAGAACTACGACACAATGAACGTTCATATCAATGTGATATTTATAATTAAAAGAGAAAAATAAATATATTTCAAAAGTTGTTTTTCAAAAATAAAAAATATACATTTGGATTGTAAGTTAAGATATGTGTTAAATACCTCTTTCGAGAGGTAATTACAATGAAGGTCGCTGGTTCGATTCTAGCTTTTGAAGCAACAAACTATGTATTATATACCTATTTTATAGGTAATTACAATTTGGTTCAAGCCCAACTCTCGCAACAAACTATGTATTAAATACCTTTATAGGTAATTACAATCAAGAAGGTGGAGCGTTACCACCATCCGTAACAAAACTATGTATTAAATACCTCTGCGGTAATTACAATTAAGTTGGAGACAGGTATAACATTACCCTTATTCACAACAAATAATCTATGTATTAAATACCTATTTTAATAGGTAATTACAATGAAGATACTTGGAGCGTTACCAAGATTCTCAACAAATAACTAATGTATTAAATACCTCTTCCAAGAGGTAATTATTGCGGGATGGAGAAGTGGTTATCTCGTCAGTCTCATAAGCTGAAGGCCGTGCGTTCGAGTCGCACTCTCCGCAACGATAAATATCAATCTTATGTGAGTTATTTTGATAATAACTTAACTGATATTTCTCTTGTTAAATATTTTGTTCTTTAATTTATTATTTATGATTGATGTGCTGTTATCACAACAGCACATTTTTTTTATCCATTTTTCTTCAATTTTCTATCACTTTTTCAATTTAATAGATATTTATATATAAAGAGAAAGAAAATGAAATACTATACTTTTATTTTGATTCTTATTTGTATTGTGTTATCAATTAGAATCTACAAGACAAATAAATTAATTCAAATTATAAATAAAAATAAAATTGAAAATGTAACAAGAAAATGAATGAAGAAAGAATAGAAATACAAGAGAAGAAAGATAGAGAAGAAGTTATTAAGCTATTTAATACTATCTTCCAAGACGTACAATATACAGAGTTACCTATTACTGATGTAACTGATTTAACCGTGACTGCAACGACAACAGGTAATTGCACTGGTATTTATAACATAGAAATAAAAGAAAGAAATATTCCTATTGATAAATACCAAGATTGTTTCCTTGAAGTGATGAAACACGATAGCCTTAAAAGCACTTATACAGACCATCGACCATTGTATATTGCGTTGTATCCGAGCGATAGAACCGCTTGTGTATGGAGCTTTAAATTCATCAATATGTCGGAGATTAAGAAGGAAAAGAGATGGATGAACAAGTCTACGTTCTGTGATACAGAGAAAGTTCTGAAAGACGTGTATCTGTTGCCGCTAGAACAAGCAAAACAATATAAATACTAATTTTTCTGTCATTACATAATATATTTTTTTAAGATAAATCCCCCTGTCTTTATAGATAGAGGGATTTGATTTCATTATAAATCTTCAATTCCTTCTTTCTTCATATTTTTCCACCCTATACCATCTATATAGGTTAATTTTACCATTGATAATGAAGATATTTCTAAAAGAATATATCCAACTGTGGTATCAAATTGAGTGGAATATGTACAATTGCCATTTTTTAATTTTATCATCTTTTCTTTATTGCTAAGTCCATATTCACCGCCTTCAAAGATTTCTGTTGTATTTGAAGGAGAACCGTACTTGGTAGATAATTTGTCTTTGAAATTACGATAATCTGAATAAAGTCCGCTCCAATTTCCTTTTGGTGGTAAAAAAACGATAACTCCACATATATTTGGAGAATCATCTATAATAATATTGCACCCATTTATCCCTGCGAATTTTCCTTCAAGCCAATATTTACCATCTAATTTCTCTTTTGAAGAAAAATGTTTCTTTTGTAATTTTGAAACAAAAGTTTTGCTGTCCCCCATTAAAGGTATTCCTAAAAATTTTTGATGGAAATGTTCTTCCCAATCATTATTGTTGATTCCAATATTTATTGAAAATCCAAAAGAGCAACCAATCAGTACCCGAAATCCTTTCTCTTTGTCGTAAATCTTTTCAACGAATACTCCATTGTAATTTCTACTGAACTTACAGCTATCCTGTTTGAGCTTTTCTAATTTATCTTCATTGGAGGTTGGGATAATTCCTGAATAAAAACTTTCATATATTTCAGGCTCTTTTCTATATTCTTCATAGGCTTTTTTATTTACATCTTGATATATTGAATCAAGTTTTTCCCAAGAAAAACATTCAGGGAGGAATATGTTTATAGAAACTGTCTTGCTTCCCATAGTTTGAATAAATAAGTCACAATTTTTATAATCATATATTTCCCCTTTGAAATTGTAACCTTCAGTGATTTCTCCTTCATCCCATCTGTTGTTTCTTAAAGTTCCTAGAACTTCGTCAGCAGAACTATTGAAGTGTAATCCGTCTATAATGTATTCTTTCTCATTTTGTGCGAATAGAGGATTTTGTGCTATCAATATGCCTATTAATAATAAGTACTTTCTCATAAGTATTTTATATTGAATTGTTTAATATACTATGCAGCAAATATATAAAATAAATTTTAAATCATAGAAATACTTTATAATATAAAATCCCCTTGCTAATCACTAACAAGGGGATTCGCTTTTTGTGCAAGTGTGTTTTTCAATTATAATTTGGACGTTTTAAACATAGAAAAGTATGTAAAAATATTAGTTAAATTATGAAAACTTTAGATGTCCTGTCGTGTAATAACTATTTAACTCAATGTCGCTTTGTCTGTTTGTAGTGATACAAATAATACAAAAAGGATATTATTCTATTCGTTTATATGTTAGAATTGAAGTATGACCCAATATTGTTTCTTCCATCACTAATTTATCTTTTGTCAATTCTTTGATAGTGATTTTAAATGTAAATGAAACATTCGATTGATTGTAAATCAATTTACCTTCATCGTCAATTTTCCAGGTACCATTTATTGTTTTGTTTATGCATTTATCGTATTCAAGATATTCGCCACCTTCTTTAAATTCCGTCCATCCTTGATAATCACATTCATCAAATTCTTCGGGGTGGTTGCCTTCTACGAATTTCCATTTCCCAACAATCATTTCAGCATAGTTCTTGTCTCCGTCATCGTCTTTTGTTTCATCATCATCGCTTGAACAACTAACGAATAAACTAACACTAAACAACATTGCTAATAAAGCAAATAAATTAATTTTTTTCATCTCATAAAAATTTTAATGGTTAATAATGATTTTATATAAAAAGGATTTTAATTTAATTTTAAATGGTGATTTATTTAAATCAAAAATAGAATGTTCTTTATTTGATAAAGAGATACAGTGTAATTGATTGTTTTTTGTGAGAATATATAGATTCTTTTCGTCTATTGAGATACCGTGTATGCTAGCAATGGAAAGCAGTTCTACTTCTTCATAGAAGTACACGTAATCAAAATCAACGTCTAAATTTATTTTTAGACATATCAATTGAAGTTGTTCCAAGTTCTCTATGTAACTCTGTCTTTGAATTAAACTTGCTATTTTTAATGCTTCTCTAGTATTCAT